TTTATTCCCTCACATTTCTATCAACTGTATCATTAATTGGTAAACCATCATCATCTTCAATCCAAACTTCATCATCTTCTATAGAATCATATACATAATTAGATGGATGTTCAAAATGTTCATAACTATAAAGTGCTCGTATCGTATCATCTATCTGAACACCATCATCTGGTATATTAGTTGCATATGTTGTACCCTGCATAACCTGACCACCAAGTTCACCTTCTCTTAATTCTATATCTGCTTCACGATCTTCCCATGTCTCATCAGATGTATAATAATTCTGAATAACTTTATGAATTCGACTCGTTTCACAGACTGGAGAAAATAAATACCCTTGAACCTTAAATGTTAAATCCCATCGAAGAATTCTATATCCAGCTTCATCTAGTTCGATAGGACTTTCTTTCGTTGCACTTTCATATACTACACGCAATTCCAATTTATCAGTACCCGTTTCATCTGATTCACCCAAACCAGTAATATTTAATTCTGGAATTGTTATACGTATATAAGTTTCTGGTGTAAAAAATGGAAAAATTTGTTCAACAATTTGTGTAATATCAACCATATATTCTGATACTATCTGTAATTTAAAAGTAAAATCATATGGAACAGGATTAAAATATTGTTGGGTCGTACCACTATCATTAACAATAGAAATTTTGTGATTACGGTTTGTTTGTCGATCTTGCGCATATTCAACATTTTCTAAATCTACTGCCATCATAGGAAGAACTTGATCACGTCTATCCCCAGCTTCTTGAAGTTCTTTCCACCAAAATTGCTTCGTTTTTGGGGCGAATCGAAGAGGAATTTTCACGTATTTTATAACAGCACCAGTATCTTGATTATAACGGGCTATGCTTATGTCATTAAAGAGGTCTAAAAATTGGATGATAATTTTTCTTAACACATTATAATGATAATGTTGTTGTGCTGGCATTATTTAACTCCTTGTATAATATTTATAATTTTATTTATTTCTGTGACTTGATCTTTCATAAAATCATCATCCCATATTTCCAATAATTTAATATTTAATTCCTTACATAATTCTCTCTTTCTTTTATCTCTTTCTATGTGATCTGGTAAACTATGCCAATAATTACCTTGATATTCTATTCCAATATTTAATTCAGGGTAATATATATCCAATTCTAATCCATTTAATACTTCTCTGTCATTATAAATAACATTACCTATATCATATTCTTTTAACATTTTTTGTAATAATCTCTGACCAGTTGAACCTGCACAATGGGGGCATCTAGTATAATTATATTTAAAACTACTAGGTATAACATTCCATTCATGATCTTCTGGGCATTTCAATTTTACTTTTGTTGTTATATTAATATATTCACCTATTAATTCATAACCTTCTTGGTCTAATGTCTGGATAAATTTTTCTTTGGCTTGAATTGGACACAATCCCGCACATTTTGGACATCGATGACCTTGTTGAAAACTATTTGGTGTTACACTATATTCATGATCTTCTGAGCATTTTAGTTTAACTTTTGTTTGTGTATTCTTATATTCAGATAATAATTCATATCCTTCTTTTTCTAGTAATTCCATAAATTGTTCTTTTGCTTGAATTGGACACATGTTTGAACATTTTGGACATCTTAATCCATTTTTAAAACTATTTGGTTTAACATTATAAATATGACCTTCAAAACATTTTATTTCTACTTTTGTCTTATTATTCTTATATTCAGATAATAGTTCATATCTTTCTTTGTTCAATAAGTCTAAAAAATCTTTCTTTGCTTGAATAGGACATTGACCTGAACATTTAGGACATCTATTATCATGGCCTGTAAAATTACTTGGTATTGTTTCCCATATATGACCCTTTAAACATTTTAATTTTACTTTTGTACTAGTATTTTTATATTCAGATAATAATTCATAACCTTCACTTTCTAATAATTTAATAAATTGTTCTTTTACTTGTATTGGACATTTACCTGCACATTTAGGACATCTAGCACCATTTTTAAAACTATATGGTCTAACATAATATTCATGACCTTTATCACATTTTAATAATACTTTTGTTCTATTATTAATATATTCACTAATTAATTTATATTCTATACTACAAATTAATTGTAAAAATTGTTCTTTTGCTTGTTCTGGACATTTATTAGAACATTTAGGACATCTATCACCAATTTTGAATTTACTCGGAACTGCCATATATTCATGACCTTCTGGGCATTTTATTTTAACTTTTATAAGAGAACCTTTATATTCAGATAATAATTCATAACCCTCTTCGGACAATAATTCTAAAAATTGTTCTTTTGCTTGAATAGGACATTGACTTGAACATTTAGGACATCTACTGCCTTGTTTAAAGCTGTATGGTTTAACATTATAAATATGACCTATAGGACATTTTAATTTAACTTTTATATGACTATTTTTATATTCAGATAACAATTCATAACCTTCTTTCTCAACAAATACAGCAAACATATCAGAATAATTTTGTGTTGACATTTAATATTCCTTTAACTTCTTTTCATTATATACACGACCGTATTATCAACTTCAGAATCGATTTTTCTAGGAAACCCATAATATTGAAATTCTGGTTCTTTTAATAAAGCTTGTATAAGTCTATCATATATTTTCTGTCTATTTTTTCGATCAGCAACAAACGTTATTTGATTTGGTTTATATTGTTTTGTGAACATACTCAAACATTTGGCCACATAATTTAAAATTAATATTGTATTCTTAGTTTCATATTTCTCTGACATATCAACATTTATATCACCATTTCCCTTATGAACCCCAAATTTTACTGTCCATTTATTATCTTCTGTATGAAATCCTCTAAATATAAATTCAATATCATCAACATAAAAAAGATATCCATTATATCTCTTAACATATATAGGTGTATCCAAATTATTATAATTAGTCATATTAACTTCAACTAATATCACACCCTCGTTATATACATCTAAAAATTCTTTAAATTTCATTAATCATCTCTTTTTAATAATATATGTCACAATCTTATCAGTCTGTGAATATTTTTTATCCAAAGTACCATAATATTGAAATTCTGGTCTCATCAAAAGAGCTTCTACTATTCTTTCATATGTTAATTGTCTACTCTTTCTATCAGCAACAAATGTTAACTGTTCTGGTTTATATCTAATAGTGAATAAACTCATACATTTTATTACATTTTTTAGTACCAAAATAGTATTTTTTGTTTCGTGTTTCCCAGACATTTCAATATCAAGTTTTCCGTTACCTTTATGAACACCAAATTTAATTATCCATTTATTAGATTCTATATGAGTACCTTTAAATAAAAATTCTACATCCTTGATAAAAAATATATATCCATTATAATTTTTAATATATTCTGGTATTTTAAGATCACCAAAATTAGTCATATCAATTTCAGCAATCATAACAGAATCATCATAACCACCAGTATATGATTCTAAAAATCCTTTAAATTTCATTAATCACCTTGTTCTTTTTTGCCATCTTCTTCCATCTTCTTTAATCTTGTATAATAATCTTTTAATTCAGAAAGATGATCTAATGCAATTCGTTTAGCTATTTCTCTATTACTGGTATGTTCATATTCAACTTCTATACCCATTTTCAATTCTTTAGGGTCAACGTCATCTTCAGTAACACCTTCCTCTTTTGCTCTACCTTTATTTATAAATTCATCAACAAAATCAACATTATTTATTGATTCATTTATAGAATCATCTTCAAGAAATATTTTAAATTTCATTTTTCACCTACCTTGTAATTTATTTATGAACCAATTAGGTGGCAATTTCAGTAACAGTAATTGATGATAATAATTTTCCAGCAAATTTACGTCCAGTAGAACTCCCATTAAAATATATGGTATTAGCAGCACCAAGATTTGCACCTATCCTGATTTTAAATATTTGTTCTAATGTAGACCCAGCCTGAATTACACATCTCATTTTAAGATTCATTATTTGTGTTGCTCCTGCACCAGTAGGCATTGAAACCACCGATAAAGCATCAATTTCAGAATCACGAAACAATGCTGCTGTTAAACCAAGATCCCCAGTAGAAAATCCAACATTAGTAACAACATCAATAACTAAATTATTTGATGAATTAGTAGGTGTAATATTAACAGTCATCACTTCATATCCTTCAGTATTTTGAGGTATTGAATCATCCCATAATATTGCACTACCGAGCCCAGTTGTATATTCACCATCAAGGGTATATACAAACTGAACAACTTTTCCACCTAAATCAAGTAATGAACCATTATCATATAAATCACCTGTAAAATTTATATCACCAGTAACATCTAATTCATATTGTGGATTGTTATTACCACCAATTCCAACACTAATAATATCAATTGCATCACCTATAATCATTTGATGTGTTGCATTTGTTAATGATGGTTGTGCATTTTTACCAATACAAATTAAATTACTTCCTGTTATTACATTATCACCAGCACTTTCACCGATGAATATGTTATTACCACCTGTTGTAATACTAAGCCCTGTTTGATATCCAATTAAAATATTATCATCACCAGTCATTGTTTCATTACCACCAACAATCATAACAGAATTTGATGAATCAGATGAGTTACTTAATGATGCGATACCAGTAAAACTTGGTGTATCCGTAGTATTCAAATCTTGGTCAAATGGATTCGGTAAAGATGATGCCCCTGTATTTACCCATTCACCACCTTGATATTGTAATATATCATCTTCTTGTACACTAGAGATTGTAATATCAGACAAATCCCCTATACTTTTAGTTTCAATAAAAGGATCAACTAATTCAGATAAAACAGTATCAAGAGTTACTGTTTTACTTGAACCACTTTTATATACCAAAAAAATCTCATCCCCATTTAATGTTGCTGTTAATGGGTATATTGTTTCATCATAAAATCTTGCCATTTATTCCTCCATTAATATTAACCATAAAGATTTTCGTCATTATGATCAAATAGTGGTATATAATCATGATCAAGAAGTGCTGTGGGAAATCCAGACTCATTTTGAAAAATCCTATAATGCCCTATAAAATTAACACCTAACGGTTTATATATTCCACTCAATCTACTATATACAACTCTCTGTTTATCAAATCTCTTTACACGAGTATTTACCAATTCTATCGCTATAATCTTATAATCTTTAACATTTAACTGTTCTAATGCTTCATTTGTAACAGTAAATGTGTAATAATACCATTCATTATCCTGTTCTATGAGACCAACTGTACCGCTTACATATGTCTTATTATCAGGATTAGCTATATCATAATAATTGATTGTTTTATCACTATCAACAAACAATACATCGGCATCAACAGATCCCTCTTGTAAAAATGTATATATATTATCATCATCTTCAACAGTCATTCTCCATTCTAAATCCAAAAGATTACCTTCCTCATCTTTTGGAATAGTCCCGTAAAATGATGCAACATCACCTATATTATCAATTGCAGCAAAACCAATATAATCATTGGGGTCATTTTCTACCTTGTCAGAATCAGCCCAAAGAATAACTAATTGTGGTAAACCACCTGGATCAGTTTCATTCAATAAAACTTTAGCAGGTTCAACTAATTTATTATCAACATCATAACAATTAACCTGTAAAACATTTTCTTGATATGGATGATCAATAACCCAAGCCCACCACCAAATACCAATTTCTGTTTCTGGATCTTCATAATAATATTTAGTTATCTCTTTCGGATCACCGCTTTCATCAATATCAACAGAATCAAACACCCATATATCCTGTGTTATTGTCGAATCATCAATTCCATCACCATCAGAATCATAAGAATCACCAACCGCAATACCTGATTTAATAAACGCTTCACTATCCGCTTCTGGTGCGTTTTCTATATATAATGTATTATTATCACCTAAATATGATATTTCAGGATAATAAACAATATTGTCGGCAGTTCGAACTTGAAATAAAATCTCCTTGCGATTAAGCCCATGTCGTATTTTCCATGAAATAGGATCATATTCATCTACTGCCTTAGAAGCCTTGGATATAATAACAATACCTGCTGTTGGTGCATCCCATTCAATAATCACCCTAGAATCATCAACAACTTCTATACTAACAGGTATTTGTTTTTCAAAATCATCTGAATATGATGTTATTACTACATTCATTGTTAATAAAGTATGAGCAATTGACCATGTTTCAACAGAATCCCTTTGGATATATATAAAATTATCAGGATCAAATATAACATTATCCAACGTCTTTGTTATACTTTGCCATGAATTAGGACTCTCATATAAACCAAATTCAGTACCGGTAAGATCAGTATATGGGGCATAAATTAAATTATATTCTGTTTGTCTGTTGATTGGACGCATCAACTCCCAATTATAATAAAGGGATTCTGATATTTGTTTTGGTAAAATTTCAAAATTTGTCATTGGTTCAACATTCAAATCCAAATCAACTCTATAATACGGAGATAGAACTTTATCATCAGTATCATTTGTTGTACCTGTTGCGAGATAACCTTGTGGGTAATCAGCCACATCAAATTTCGAATACCAAAATTCACCAGCACCTATAAGACCGGTTGGAGTCTCTTTTCCATACAAACTCGTATAAATATGATCATTATAATCATCTGATGAAATAACGCCTGTGGTATCATCATGCCATCTTTCCAACACATTAAAAATATTATTAGAATTTCCACAAAGAAGTTCAAATATTATATACATTGAAGCATATGTACCTTTTCGTTTCATCAACCATACTAGTTCAGCAGCATATTCCCTGAATCGATCTGAAAAATAATCAGGAATATCATCATATTTATCAACACCGTAAAAAGTAGGAACATATCCCAAAAATCTCTCATCACATTCCCAACCATCCCGAAGAGTCCATACATTTTTAAGTAGTTCATAACCCTCTGAATATACTTGATCGAAATATGTATCAAGAAATTCGATAAGATTATCTTTACGATTATTTACTGGTAATGCAGCCTGTACCCAATCTTTAAGACCATTATAAACAATATGATATGTATCAGGGTCAGATATATTTTCTTTAGTTGTTAAATATATCTCACCAAAATATATAAACATTTTATCTGTATTAACATAATTTCTTATAATAAAATCAACTTCATAATCAGTTTCATAAAAATCATGAGCAAATTCCTTTAACCAATCATGAAATGAACTATCTTTTCTAAAATAAATCTCAGTACCATTTTCAAGAACTTCATTTGTATCAATATCACCCCATCCAATAGGACTTGTATCATAATCATAATCATATACTTGAATACTAACATTATCACTATCATAATATGGTTCATCAGCTATATCATCAGAATCATATATTAATGTTGGATCAGCAGGGTCATCAGGAACAAGAGTAGATATTTCAGCAACACTAAATTTAAAATATTTCTTTTCGGCTGGTTCACCATAAACAGGAACAAGTCTTATAGGAACAAATCCATAATCATCTTTTTTTGCGTATAAATTAATATAACTACCACCACCAACAACTAATTCACCGGCACTATCACCACCCCTCATCATTACAGCAACAGAAGCAGGATCATCATTTATATCAACATTATCCAAAAAATATGAAGCATTAGGGCTTCTATCCCACCAGCCATTCCAAGCAACATCATCAGAAGTAAATATTTGTGCTTGGTCTGCTTCTGTGTCAAAAGTTGGATATCTATCTAATGTATCAACAAAAGGTGTACTTGTTTCATTATGTGTTACTCCACCAACAAATATAATATCTTCAAATACAACACTTCTATGTAAATTTGTAATATCTGATTGTTGATATTCCGAATTTGAGGATACAACCAAAGCGTTCATGAAATCTTTTAAAAGAAAATATGGTGAATCAGTAAATCTACTCATTTTATCCCTCGTTTACGAATATACAAAAATCAGAAGCCAATTGAGGAAACTGATTATGGCCAAGTTGAATTGGTTGAATAATATTATACACATCATCAACACTACTGCGATTATCTCTAAAATAACCAGTATTAATAAAATATGGGAAATAATTTCTAACATTTTGTGAATATATATACATTTCATCGGGAACAATAGAACAAGTGCCTGTCCATGTACCTTCAAAATATTCACAGTCTGATTGATTATCTATGTCTCCCACTCTAACAGGATCACGATACGTCATAACATCTCGAACAACCAAACTACTAATCCCTCTTATCAAAGGAAAATCGTCTGTTGGTGAAACATTACCCATATCCATGATATAATTGTATATTTCACGGAAATCAATAATATCTCCAAATTTTCTATTAGAATTAGCAAAATAATATATTAATTTATTTTTTATAGTTTCTTTAACCTGGGTCCAACTATAAGTTCTCCTAACCTTTAAACCAAAATCCAAACGAAAATATATAAGTTCAGGTAATATAAATTCCTCCCAAATACCCAACATTTTACGTGGTTCTAAATATTCAATAAGTTCAGTTTCCCATTCGGGATTAAACTTATTGTCAACACTATAATCTTCTGGAAATAATAATGTTTTTAATGGATTACCAGAAATATTGTTACTAAACTCATCATCAATTGTCTTTGCGGTCATTTTAATATTATTATAAACCTCATTATCCCACTCTGTTGGAATTGTGGAAATATATGCTCTATTGTAATATGTTGTATCCAAAACAGTAGGATTTTGTTCTTGTTCACCCCACGCATTGGCTTTGGTAATATCACCCCTTGATCCCAAATTACCCATATAATCAATTTTAGTAACATTCCTTAACTGTGAATGAGAATATGAAGAACCACCTATTTTCAAATCATCAACATTTTCTGGCATAGAACCACCAACAGAAGCATTATCATTCAATGTTGTATATCTATCATCAGGAATAATTATATCTTGAGTAATATTATTCAAAAATGGAACATCAATAACACCCAAAATTGTATCTGATATAGGTTTATTATCACCACCAAATACATTCTGTGAAATAGCACCATCTAAACCTAATGTTTTAATGGGATAAATTTTTATATCATCATCAAGGTCTGGAATATTTCTAGTATTTGAAAAAATAACAACCGACCTTTTATATTTGTCGTATGAAAATAGATATACATTATCCTCGCTAACAAGACCGGAAATATCATCAAAAAAATCTGATGTTCTAGTCCATGAATCTTCAGTGTCACCAATAGTTACCAAAACAGATTCATCATTTTCGTAGGGATATACACCCATATTCCAATTCTGAAAAGGCAATACTATTTGATTACTCACAATATCTGCACCAGTATATTCTAACGGTGATTGTAATGGTTCACCTTGTTTCATTGTTACATCAAATTCAACATATTCATAAGTTATTTCTAGTTCAGCATCATAATCAGTATCAAATAAAGTTGGACAGGTATAAGTAAAATCATCAACCATACAATAATATATAAT